CGACCTTGTGAACCGTTAAGTGTCCTTTTATACCTAATTGACTTGTCAGTGATTTAATCATTTGAAATCTAAACTTAATGTGAATAAAGTTGGATTATTTTTTCTGTGAACTTCAAAGCCTGAAGATCCACTTCCATCCCTATGATGCAAAGGATTATCTAAAATAGTTACCTTAGCTACTAACTTATACTTTCTGTTATTATTTAGAGCATTCCAACTATATGGAGGCGTTAACCCTGATTCTAACATTTGATTTAAATCTAGGCAGTATACACCTAAATGCTTAACACTACCAAATGCAACCAAAGTAGCGGCGTCATCCCCATCTACGTTTACGTTTAAAGCCAGTTGCCCTTCAGTAATTGGGTAGGTTGTACCGGATACCAAAGCAGCACCGTTGGTGTATACTGGTGAGTTTGTAGCAGCAGCTTCGCCAACATTTAAATAACCATCTCTGTCCATTAACTGATTTACGTTAAAGAAACTTGTGATAGTTCCGCTAAAACTGTAAACCCCATCTTTATCAAAGAACCTGTAGTCAGACCCTAGAGCAGGGGTAAATGCTCCTACCTTGTTCCATACAGCACTTAGATCAGGGTTCAAAGCTGCATTAATGTAATGACCTAAGTTGGGGAGAGAGCTAGCATATTGATAATTTGAGAGATTTGTAGACAAAGTAGACGCCCTCTCTAACCTAGAGTCTAATGGAGAAGGATCCTCAGGAACTGAGTCATAGGTTGAGGATAATTGATTGTAAGTAGCAGATAGAACATACGAAGAAGCCCCATCTGCTAAGGTAGATCCGTAGTTCTTAACTATCAATAACCCAGAGTCGTATGCACTTGCGCCCGAAGCGACAACATCATTCACATACTGAGTTGTAGAAACCTCATGAGCATGTAATGTAAACCCCTCAGCGTCTTTCCCAAAGGTAACAGCTTGGAAAGTGTAATTAGAAGTATCAAGGATTGAACTAGCAGACGGTAAATCAGACAATGCTGGATTAACCGTCATTACGTTAGTTAGAACATCTCCAAACCCTTGAACAAACATTATACTGGTATAGCGACCTCGTCGTAGAAGAAACCTGTTGCATCAGGTGTTACTGTGATTAGTGCGTCAGGGAATCTGTAATCAATCCTAGAACCACCCTCAGATTCCATTATAGTCTCTGTCTTAGTCTTGTCTCGACTGGCGTATCCTGTCGCGGCATTCTTACCTGCGATGTTGTTGAAATGTTTGAATATATCAAACAAGTCTTGCTTTGTAAGCTCTACACGATACTCTAAGCAACCCCGTTTGAGATCATCGAGAACACACAGTGGATCACTCTTAGTCCCGGCAGCAAAGATCTCAGAGAGTTTCTTCATAGTAAGATCTTGAACTTCAATCTTATCGAGAATCATGTAGGTGTCTGGCTGACCTCCTGGGGATGTGAAAACTTCAAGCACATACTCTTGATCCTGACGGTGCAGTTGGCCGTAAGACTCTAAGTAACTGTTTGGTAATCTAATATCTCTGTTCCGAGTATCGAAATTAACTTGGAAGCTCTTAAAATCGTCTTCGGTTATACCAATCAAGGGAGACGGACTAACATTACTATTACTTGGAAGATTAGTAATCTGATCTATGCATTCTAAGTTCCTGTTACTAAAAGTAATATTTATTCCGTTAGATGTTGGTGGGCTAAATTGAGGCTCTCTAGTCTCTACAGGTAAGAATTTAGAATGAGAGTATTTTTGAATAACATCTTGTCTTGAAGGTAATTGAGTATGTTGAACCCAAACCCCCTCAGAGTTAAATGACCACATCTTCCCGTCTTCGGGCTTTGTATGAATCCAAACATTAACACTCCTACCACCAAAGACAGTTCGAGCATCGTTAGATATTAACGAATCAAAGTTTAAACTGTAGGTGTGATTAGGAAGTAAGAAGTTATTAGATATTGGGTGGTTAGAGGGGGCGGAATATTTAGAGATGTCGAACCTAAATCTTGTAGCAGCACCGACACCAGACCTCATCATAATGAACGTCCTGTCATACAGGAAAGGATCCTCATACTGAGATCTTTCTGTCCCAGGAACTTTTACAATAGAAAAAGAACTATCATCTTCAGTGCCAGAGGTTAACACTAGCTCCACGTTATCTACAATACCAGAGGCCACCCTCTCAAACGTGTCTAAATACATGCTACTGGCCCCTGAGGCTACGAAAGCGGTGGCACCTGTGAAAGCAGTGCCTGTAACATTTAGACGCTCAGGGTCCGTTAGAGACGTTGTAACGTAGGTATCATCTAAGATATTTTCAAAGCCGTGATTGTATAGTAAGGGACCGTAAGTGTGTGAGAAAATATTGGCTCCGTCCTGCACTTGAATATCAGGACTCAAACGATGCCAGTAGAAACTTTCCTTATAGATGTTGAAAAGCCTATGAAGATCTCTGCCGAATTCGAAGTTGTAGTAATCATTTATGGAGGCTGGGAATGTATACCCATCTGCGTTTGAATTAGTTCCACTCGTAACAATAGATTCTACGTCTCCATTAAGAAGTGCTCTAACTCTATTTATTTCAGCATTAATCCTAAAACGCTCAAACTCAGTTTGAAGCAAAGGTATAACGTCAATTAGCTCTTGCAGATATGCGTTTAAAGCGGAAGCATTGGCTTCGTTATCTATTAAAGATTTTAGGTTTTTCTTATTTTCGCTAACCCTATGCATAGCTGCATAAATACCAGGAAGCTGACCCCTATCTGTTGTCCTATCTGTATTAGCCTGGAAATTAGCGTTAAGACCTCTTATAAGTTGAGTGTTACTTACATCATATTCATAATATGAATTGTTTGAACTTAGGTTCTCACACTGAGACCAGATATTAGGAAGATTAATATGGTCTGTAACCGGAGCATAAGTTAATGAACTAGGTATCAACCCTAAAGGGATTCCACTAAGCCCAGAAGCCATATCAAACCCAACAGGCATATTAAAGCCAGTCCTATCGTAGTAACCATTAAAAGGCATTATCTTTTCATAGGACCTTCTTCTAGATGTGTTCCTGGGGACACTACCTATGCTAGAGACGTTAACTAATTCAGGAGATACTAAAGATTGAGTAGCAGACTTTCCAATTACATTACCTTCCGTGTTTATACCTCGCTTATATGTGTTAAGGTATATACCGGATGCAAAAGTATTGTTACCAGCAGCAACAACAATCTCCTCCCTATCCATGTAGACATGCGGAAGGCAACTACCTTCAATACTTAGAGTTTCAGGAGGTCCCGACACCTCTAAAGATATCAAAGGTATAGAGTGAGCAGGGGCCATCTTGTTAATAGCCTGAGCAACAAAGTCTAAAGCGTCTCCATTACCTATTTCATCTAAACCATTCTTAGTGAAATCAAACTCGCTAGCCTGTAGAACTAGTTTAAAGTGAGACGACTTGCCGGACCATAACGAAGCGTAATCGAATCTATTATCATTCAGATTTCTAATTAAATTATCTAAGTTTGGAGGAGAGTTATAGCCTGAAGTAAAAATTAACCAAGAACCTGTTCTTGGTTCGTCATCGTCTGTTATCGCATTAGAAGTGATATAAGAGCTAACGTCTATGGCAAATTGCTGACGGACTCCAAAGCAAGCCAAGCGATCAGCTATAAAGGTGATCTGAGGATCTCCTAACTCAGTATTTACGTAATAAGGATACTCCTCAAAAGGAGGGATTGGATACTCTCTCCCCCTGTAATTGAAGACAGGGACTTCATTGGTTAACCACTCTGTAAGTGGGAATTGATCTGGGAATTGCCTGACTGTATCTAAAATAATCTTATCCACCGCAAGACGAATATTATCGTCCATGCTAGAAGTAGAATACTTTTCGATCCCCATCTCTGAGGCTATACTTGGAGTCCAGCTTTGAAAGCTCTTGAAGTATTCCGACTCTGTTGCCAAGGCATAGTATATTAAATAGGGAATGTAGGATTCCCACAACTCAGTTAGTCTCCCTTCGATAGGGAATTGATCTTTAGGGAAGACAGTATTAACAGTGCTCTGAACTGATTTTTTAGTACCTACGGATTTGTAAATAGAGACAGCATTCCTAAGTTGAAGCCGCCATTTAGAAGGATCATTTCCGAATAAGTCCCACCCAATCAACTGAGCTATCAGTGGAAGATAATCATCAGGACAATCATCAATATCATAGAGAGTTGATATCTCTTCTGTATCGTTATTGACATCAAACGCAAAGAATGACAAAGCCCTGATAAGCCTTGCAAAAGGACCGCTTTCAACTTTTTTAGAAGATTTAAGATTGCTGTCTATGTATATTTCAAACTTATCTCTTACTCTAAAGTCTGAACTGTCCGCAAACAATGGAGAGTAAATTACATCATTCCATGTTTTAAGTTTTTCTAACTGCTGAGTTCCGCTAAGATCAGATCGTAATCCACTTGCAAATGTAGCAGAAGGATAATAGGAAGTTAAATTATTTTTCCAAACATACTCAGATAATCCTTTAATACCGTCACTGAGATTTACAGGAGTTCCTAGGTAGAGATTTTCAACTATTAAATCTTTTACATAAGAGGAGGGGTCATAGGTTGATCCTGATGTATTAAGGAAATACATCCAAGATAAATTTGATATTAAATAATTATGAATCGCAGAAGATTCTCCAATACTAGAAAATAAAGAAGAATCAGGATTGTTTAAATTAATAGCAGGAAGAAGTGTTCCTTGCACATAGGTGGAGAACTCAGCCACATCCTCAAAGTCTTTGAGTTTCCTATCGAAGTAAGATAAGATATTATCTTCAAAGCCCTGCGTTGTGATATTCGTTAAATTATTCTGTTTTATAAAGTAAGGAGTTATACCCTCTAAAGTGTTGATAGAACTAAAAGGAGAACTATCTACTGCGCTTACATTTAGAACAGATGAGAAGTTGTCGGCAATATCTATATGAGTATTGATAAGTGTATCAATAAGATCGTCTTCTTTTGGGGTTGTAGAAATATCATCCTCGTAAAGATATCCCGGTAGGATATACTTTAAGGCTTCAAAGTAATTTCTCTTAAAAAAATTAGGATTTCTTAAATAAGTCTTACCGGACATTATACGTACTCTGTTCGAATGGCTAAGTTATTTAATTGAATTATCTCATTAAATCCAACTTTAATTGGCTTATCAACATTGCTAACTTCTGCATATCTGATGTTAGTTTCGTCACTTAATAAAACTCTAATTAAATCCTGAGGTACAAAAGGCTCTTGGAAATCAGTGTTATCAATATTCATGTAATTTAGAATAGATCTACGGGCTGACTGAATAAGCTGACCTTCACTCCTTCTAAACTTCTCATCTAATGTTATAGTAACAACTAAGTCTAAAGTTCTTATAAGACCATCTACGACTACAACCTCATCGGTTAACATCTTCTTCGACTCCATGGCCTCTAGAAGCTGTCTCTTGTATTCTTGGGTTGCTCTCCTAAGCTGACTGTTAGAGGCTCTCTCTAACACAAATAAATCAATTATGTTAGCAGATGAGAATGCTCTTCGAACTGTCGCAGTAGCTTTACCAGTAGAGCCGTAATTGGAAGCAAAAGAGTTTGCGAATGCTTTAAAGTCTTGCAGGGTCACAAGACGATTCTGAGTTCTAAAGTATAACGGAGCATATCTTTTTGCTTGAGCCACAGACTCGGCGTCCCGGCCACCCGTTGCCTGACTGGTGTTCTCAATAGTTAACGTAACAGTCTCAGAAGTCGATCCTTGAGAAGTACCTTCAGATTGAGCATTAATAATGCTATCCGCTATGTTGCCCCGTGTACCACCACCAACACGATAAGTTACAACGTAGTTATCACCTATTGAGGGGGATCTACCAATCGTATCATCTCCAAAAATAATAGAAGCTTTAAACTGCTCATCAGTAGTTACCTGGAAAACTTTATCACCCTGACCGGATGCAAAATAAATATTATCTTCTTCTTTGTAAATCCCTTCAGTTGTAGAATCTCCTGTTAGGTATACCTGAGCACTCTTTTCAACATAAGGAAATTGTGAAAGATTTATTGTTTTTATTGATTCTGGTGATGCGAATGTTCCTGTTTCAACAACTAAAGCACCTTCAAGTAGCACAGCGTCTGTGACAGTAACCGTCCCTCCTGAAGAGCTAACACTAAAATCTAAGTTTTCGCTTGCATCAGTAAGGTCTACAGTTCCGTTGTTGTTAACTTTATACAATGTATAGGTCAACGTGCCACCATCTTCAGGAGAAGTAACGGTAATCACTCGATTAGACGCGGAAACGGCTAAAGAAGAAGGACTTGCTTCAGTATTAGTTGTATAAGTGATTGAAGCATTAGCAGCAGCAGATATAGGACCCTTTAACCTGACGCCAATAACCTCTAATAACCTCTTAACACTATCACGACTCCTGGCTGTTCCTATGTAGTTTTCATTAGCAAGGTAATCAGATTTGTTAGATTGGATGTGTCCGACTGCCGCCATCATCTCTAACAGAAGAACACCAAAGTCTGAGCTTTCAAAGTTGTTGTAGTCTAAAGGGAAGTTAGCTCTTACATATTTAATTAATGTTTGACGTAGTGTTTCAAAGTCGGAGGCGCTGTAATCAATAAGCTTTTGCTTATTATCAAGCTCTGAGGGTAATAACTTTAAAAAGTCCGAATCAACTGTTCCTGAAAAAACTACCATTATACTCTAACTCCGATATTGAAAGCACTGGAAATAGCATCTCTAACAGAACAGTAAAGATTAACCTTCAATTGACCACTTCTAGTTTCAAAGACTTGAATCTTTCCGACTGAAACTGTGCTAAGGTATCTACGTATTGACGTTACGACTTCCTCTTTTATCAAAGAAAAAGTAACCTCATCCAAAGGCTCCATTAAAAACTTTCTAAGATTGCACCCATAATCTGGCCTCATAAATCTTTCACCTCTTTCAGTTCTTATCAAAGAAGAAAGATTTGATTTAACTAAATCTAGATTAGTGGATTTGCTAAAGTATCCGTTCTTAGGATTAATTGGGATTGGATAGTTAAGCCCTTGCAATCTTGGATCTTTTAGGACTGTAGCTTTTTGAATTACAGAGGGAGCTACTGTTCCATACCTTGTTACATTACTTGAGATAGCCATTTTAAGTTGTCTTGAATACTATGCCTGCACTAGAACCATCTACTGAATCTGGATCTGTTACACTAGTTGTACCACTAAGAGGTTCATACCAAGCTACCCAATCGTCAACGTTATCATTAGTTAGGAATGTAGCTGGGCTTTGGTTAATTTTCATATTTGTGAAGATCATGCTCTCAGGTCTGTTTGTTGGCTGGCCCGCAGGCTGAGTAGCTAATCCTGTGGCAGATAATCCAATAATACAAGAGGACATCACGATTGATGAAGCTTCGTTAGCACTAGGCGATATGTTGATATTTGTAAAATATAAATCTTTATGGAACCCTCCTGGGGGTATTTGGGTTGCTGCTGGACCTCCAGGTCTTAACATATTGCCAACTCTAAAGATACTGTGATATACAGGATGGCCTTGACCCCCTCGTATATCAATATCAGTAAATAGAGCATTTACGTTACCCCTCACAAAAGAATCGTTAGGATTCTCGGAACTGTAGAATGTGAATAATCCTTGCCGACCAAACGTGTTAGTTGCTGGGTTAGGTTTAGTATCAGGGGCGTTGTAACATAAAACATCAATGTCTTTAACGACACTGAAAAATAAACTACTGGCGCTATTAGTGAATGAGAAGAAGGGCGTCGTCCTCATACACCCTAACATATTATTTCTAAATAAAACTTCATTATTCCAATTACTGCCAAAAGGATTTATTTGGTCATCCCCACAAACCTGAACTGTGTTTTTAATACTGATCCTGTCCCCAGTTTTTGAGCTTCCCGCCTTAAACCCATCAGCATTAAACGTCCAAGGTATAAGAGCCTTGCAGTGATTTACATTACTGACTAAGTTCCTACCCATTGCAAAGAAACCCCAATTAGTTATAGTAATCCCCTCTAAAGTCATGTTTGGCAGTCCAACATTATTCCTATACGCCTGAGAATATTCATTCATGGAAGACCATGACGCACCTAAACACCCGTAGAAACTAGGAGCTTCTTCGAATAAAGACTTTACACCATAATTAGTGTCTGAATTATATAAGAAATTTCTAGGATAAAGTTCACCTTGAGAGAAAACACCCCTCCCAATAACCTTACTAT